TCGACCTCGGTGATCGACGGCGAGTCGATGAAGCCCTGCAGGTTCAGGTTGTCGACGGCCAGATCAGACGACGCACGCACGTCGCTGGCGGTGTAGCCCAGAGCGGACTGGTAGGTCACCCCACCGATCAGCAGGTCCGACGGGTGGTCGGTGAAGCCGAGCACGACAGCGTCGCGGCGCGTGATCTTCCAGCACGTGCAGAGTTCGGTCGTGGTGCCGTTGAGGTGCGCGATGTAGGCCGGCGACAGCGTCAGCATCAGACGATGTCCCGGGTTTCGATGATGCTCACGCGCTCCCACGAGAAGATGTTGAAGTCGTCAATGCCGACGTTCATGTTGTCGTCATTGAAGCGGGCCGGCACGTCGAACTCGCCCGACCAGGTCAGTGCGTCGGCAACCTGGGGAAAGCGCCGGCCGAGGCCAGACCCCAGCGTGATGGTTGCCCCGGCGGTGTTCGTGGCCAGGACGAACGTGAACGGGCCGGCGCCCGACACGCTGTTGACCGTGTGGGCGAGGTTGTTCACCAGCCCGGCGCCAGCCCCGGTGAAGCCGGACAGGTACAGCCGCTGCGCGGCGACCAGCGTGCCGGGGTTGGTGCTCAGCACCACCGTCGTGGTCGCGCCCACCGTGATGCCGGTGGCGGCCGACTGCGCATCAGCCACGAAGGTACCGACGCCGGTGGAGAAGTCGATGGCGATATTGCCGGCTCCACCGCCGACGGTGACCGCACCGCCGTTGCGCTGAACCGCGACCGTGCCGGTCACCAGCTTGTAGATCTGGCGCAGGTAGGAGAACGCGCCGGCCGTGTACAGCTTGCCGAACTGATAGGTCGGCCCACCATCGCCCTTGCCGGTGCCAAGCACGCCCTGCGCAACCGTGGCCGTGAAGTCAGACCAGTCCTTGAACCGGAACGAGTCAGCCTGGCCGCGCATCACGTAGAAGAACGCCTGCAGCGCATCCTTCTGGGCTGGCGACTTGACACCGTGCGACACGTCCCAGCGCCCGCGGGCGCGCGGCCAGGTGGCGTTTCGCTTCTCGTTGCCGCTGGCGACCATCACGACATCGGTCTTGAAGCCCGGGCCGCCGACGGCACCGTACGAGATGTCCGGCGGAAAGCGTACATCCTTGAACGCCATTACCCGTTCCTCCGCTGGCTGGTGGCAAGCGCCCGCGAGTAATCGGCAAGGATCTGGCCCCGCGCCGCGTTGAAGCTTCCGGGGTTCGGCGTGGTGATGTTGAACTGCACGTTCACGGGCGCACCGCCGGCCGGCATCACTGTCGCCCCAGACATGCCGCCGTAGACCGGCTCAGGGCCGTTTTCGCCGGCCCAGCCCCACCGACCCGGAGGAACCACGCCCCCGTCAGCGAAGAAGCCGCTGAAAAGGCTGGAGATCCCTTTGCCAGCCGAGGTAAGCAGTTTCATGACGTCGATGCCGCTGCCGGCCGGACTGCCGTCCTTGCCGGTCCCGCCGCCAAGGGTGTCTGAGAACCAGTTGAGCAACGGCCTGGTGACCAGCTGCCGCGTACCTAGCCGGAGCAGGTCCGACTCGATGCCCTTCAGGATGTCGCGGAAACCCTTGCCGCCGCCGATCGCATCTTCGAACGCGCTGGTGAACGTCAGGCCCAGGTCGCGCGAGATGTCGTTCGTGCGCGCGGCCTGCTCCTCGAGCTTCTTCCGCTCGCGAATCTGGCCGAGGATGGAATCCTTCAGGCGCTCATCGTCCTCTTCGCGCATCTTCCACAGCGCGTCGTAGTACTCGTTGTTCGACCGCATGATGTCGCGGTTCGCATCGTCGATGATCCGCTGCCGATCGCGCTCGAACTCTTCGATCCCGCGGCGCCGCTCGTCGAGCTGCACGCCGGTGTCGTCATCAGGCCCGATGGCGTCCAGAAGCGCGCGCGTCTGGATGTCGATCTCGGTGAATCGCGATCGGGCCGCCCCGGCGGCTCGAGGTGCGGCCGCTGCAGGCGTACCCGTGGTCAGTGCCCTCGACAGCGCTGCGACATCCGGCGGCTGCGCGGCGATGTCTGGCCGGCGGATCTGACCGCTTGCCACGTTCCCTGGCTGCTCGGGCCGCATCGCCGCGCCGGCGATGTTCGCGATCGCATCGAATGCAGGGCCGCCGCCACGGAAGGTGCCCAGCTTCGCGATCAGCCGAGGCGCAGACTCGGTCATGTCGTCGAGCGCCTTGCGCGCGGCATCCCCGCCGCTTCGCAGGGTCAGCAGCCTTTCGGTCATCCGGGTGAGGTATGGTAGCAGCGGGTTCGCAATCGCGATGCCGAGCGCACTGGTGGAGTTTTTGAGCCGGGTCAGGTTGTCGTTGAACTCGCCGGCCTTTTTCCCCATATCGGTCGAGATCACGCTGCCGAAACGATCGGCTTCCCGTGCCGCATCCTCGAAGGCCTTTCTCCCCCCGAGCAAAGCCGGAATGAAGGTCTGACCCGTCTTTCCGAACAGTTCCGAGGCGGCCACGGAGCGCAGAGACGCATCCTCCAGCTTGCTGAAGGCCTCGGCCGTGCCGAGCAGGGACTCCTGCGGGCCGCCGGACAGGTCGACGCCCAGCGCCCGGAAGATCTGGGCAGCCTTGCTCGTGGTGTCGCCCGCCTCCACCAGCGACTTGTTGAAGTCCTTGAGGCCACGGCCCAGATCGTCTATCGCGATACCAGCCAGGTCCGGGACCGCCCGCAACCGGCTCAGTTCCTCCACCGCGAAACCCGACTTCTGGCTGAGCTCGTCCAGCGCATCAGCCAGATCGATCGTGCTGTCGGTCATCCGCAGCAGGCCAACACCTACGCCCAGAACTGCGAACGCGCGGCCAACCGCCTTGGCCGCAGATACCATGGAGGTCGACGCGTTCCCGACCGCCGCCTTGGCTTGATCCAGATCCCGCCGCAGGCTGGCCACGTCGGCCGCCATATCGATGATCAGGCTACCGATCTGCGTCGCCATCAGCCCTGCCCTCCCGGTTTCCTGCGCATGTTCTCGGCCATGGTTCGGAGCGCCGCCGCGTCCATCTCGCAGAGGGTGTCGACTTCCCACCCGGTCAATTCAACGCCGTGCAGACGTATCCACGCGGCGATGTCGGCGTAGCTGATCGGCCCCGGACCGAATCCCGCCGACGTTCGGCAGCGGTCAAGCTCCAGGAAGACGCCCATCAGCGCCTCGCCACCGGGTGGCGGCTGGATCTGCTCGAGCTCCGGCGGCTGCTGCCCGGTGACTCGGGCTACGGCGGCCAGGTGCTCGGCCAGCGTCGAGCCGTCGCCCTGACGCTGCCCGAGCCGGTAGCGGGCCGCGACTGCGGCGGTCAGCGCTTCGCGGAGCTCTCGATAAAATTTGCCCGGTTCGCGAACGCCTCCACGACCTGGTCGACCAACCACGAGAGGGCAGGGTCGGTGTAGAGCCGCAGCGCGGCCTCCTCGGAGAACGGCACCGGCTCGCCGTTGTCCGTTATGCCGGTCCACCCGAGCGTGTAGCCCGCCAGCCGGCGGGCGGCCTCGGCACTGCGTTCCTCGGGGTCGTGGTCCACGTGCCCGCGGGCCTTGTCGGCTCGGGCGCGGCGCTCGGCCTGCAACTGGATCGCCTTGCGCTTCGGGTGCTCGGGGCCCGCGAGATCGATGCTGGCGCCGATCGGTTCGTTCGTGACGGGATGGCGCAGGGGAATCGTTGCGACCTGCGCCGTGCGGATGGACTTCACGTCGAACATCAGGACTCCTGGTAGACGAGGGTGGTCTGCTCGGTCGCCACGCCGGCGCCCCCAGCAGCGTTGAACAGCGCTTGGAACGGGAACGTGGCCACGATGCCCTGCTCGCCGTCGGACTTCGTCGCCCCGCCCAGCTTGATGCGCGGCAGGCTGAGCGAGATGAAGTCGGCCAGAGCGCCGCTGCCGGTGGTCAGCGCGACGATCAAACCGATCTCGTCTTCGTTCACGAAGTTGTCGCGGTAGGTGCCCGCGTCGAAGTAGGCCGTGAACGAGCCCGAGACATTCACCCGACCCGGGAACACGTTCGGGATCGCGTTCGTGCCGACCACCGGTTCGCCTGTGTAGCCGCCGGCGACGTTGATCGACAGCCCCGTGCAGATACCGATCGGGGATCCGCCGACGATCAGCGCTCCGTTGACCGCTGCCATCACACCGGTGGAGGTCGGCGCGGTCGGCGAGGTGTAGTACGCACCCGTGTTCGAGGTGATGTTCTGGCCGATGAGGCCCAGCTCGATCGTGCTGATGCCGGTCGGCGGCAGCGCCAGGCCGAGCGTGTTCACCTTGCAGCCGAGGAAGAGCTCCGAGGTCGGCACGTCGGCGAACCAGTGCTCCACAGCGAACGACAGGTCCGTGTGGCCGCTGGTCGGCGTGAAGGTCTCGCGGCCACGCACGGTGAGCGTGGCGGTTGCGATTGGGCCCTCGGCCACCAGCGCCGAGCCGTTGAGCACCACGACTGTGGCGATCGTCGCGGTGAGCGCGATCACCAGCAAGTTCTTGTTCGAGTTGGCCACGTTGAACGAGCCGGCGGTGAGCGCTACAACCTTGCCGACCTTGATGCCGTCTGTCAGGTAGGAGCCCGCCGAGCGCGTGGCGGTGTACGTCTGCACACCGTTGATCACCGAGCCGGTCGCGATGGTGATTGTCAGGCCGGTGATGGCGGCACCGTTGGTAAACGCCCGGCGCAGTGCCGCGGCGATGAAGTCACCGTAAGTGCGCGGGCTCAGCTCGCCGTTGATCGATCCCGCAACCCGGCGGGTGCCGTGCCGAAAGTCCGCGATCTGGTAGTCCGAGCGCAGCTCGTTCGACTGGTAGGTGTCCTTCGACAGGTCGAGCGAGCTCGTGACCCGGCGCAGCAACTGCGCGCCAGACGCGCCCGGGGCGACCCCGTACCCCGATTCCACCTTGTAGCGCAGCTGCTTCGCGATGCCGGTGCCGATGCCCATGTGCGTGCTCCCCGCTGTTGATTACTGGTAATGCGTGATCAGGAAATCCCGTGACTGGTAGAACTGCGCCAGATCCGGGTCATATATGTCCGGCCCCTCGACATCGGGCATGACCGAGATGACCGTCACCGTGTCGATCAGGCCGCTGCGGTAGCGCAGCGCCTGGTACACCGCCTCGAGCACCGTCTTCGTGCCCGGGTAGTCCGCCGCGAAGGCCGTCACCTGGATGCGCCCCACCGCGATGTTCTGGCCGGCCGATGCGCTGATCGGCGGCACGTCGACGCTGGAGACCTTCGAGTACCCGACGCACGGCAGCTGCGGCTGCTGCGGGATCTGGCCGGCGTAGATGCGCGTGCCCACCAGCCCCGTCACACCGGCGGCCGCCTCCAGCAGCGTCTTGATGACCCGTTCGGCCCTCACTTCGCTTCCTTCTCCAGGCGCTCGCGGATGTAGCGCGCCACGTCCTCGATCGCCTGCTGCGCCTTGGCATCGAGCGCCGGGCGCATGAACGGCCGCGGCCGAGCCCCCGGGTGCGAGATCTCGCCGCGCACGAGCTGGCCGTTGATCACCAGCGCCTTCCGGCTGCTCGGGCTGATCTTGTGCGCCTGCGTGCCGAACTCGACCATGTGGGCGTAGAACGCATCGCCCTTGCGCGCCCGGCCGCCGGCGGTCACCCGGGCGGTTGCCTTCGTGCCCCGCAGCCGGGCGCTGACCCGGATCGATTGCCGCAGCGTGCCCGAGTCGACCGGCACCTTCGCGCGGGCCTCGGCTCGCAGCGTGTTGGCGCCTGCGCGCAGGGCCCCGCGCATCACGTTTCGCGCGAGCTTCTGCGGCAGCTCGGAAAGGCGTCGCTCGAGGTCGGCCAGCCCCTGGACGGCGATGCGGGTCTCAGACACGGTTGATCTCCTCGCACAGCAGCCGCAGACCCCGCCGGCGCCCGACCTGCAGCACGTTGTTGATCTCCAGCGTGCGCCCGTCCACCACCAGCCGCTGCTTCGGCGTCACATCATCGCGGTACCGGATCCGCACCTCGATTCCCAGCTGCGTGCCGGTCTGGCGCGCCTGGTCGAACTCCCGGCCGGCGATGTCGGTCACCTGCATCCACACGGTGGCCAGCGTCGACCAGGTCTGCACTTCGCTGCCGAAGACCGGATCGCGCGTGACGCCGAGCTGCTGGATCACGCCCTGCCGGTCCAGCCGACCGGCCATCACAGCGTGATCACCCGGTACGTGTCCAGCAGTGCGTCGGCGAACTTCAGCTCGTTGACAACCATGCCGGTCACCGTGCGCTCGCGCAGTTCGTACATCTGCCCGATGCAGAGCAGGATCCACTGGCGGATCGGCATCGGGACTGCGGCACGCTTCTGGGGGTCGCTCCCGCCGGCCAGATACCCGGCCGTGTAGGTCACGCGCACCGCGTTGATCTGGTCGCGCGTGGCTGGCCAGGTGCCGCCGAACACCGGCACCAGCCAGCCCGGCTCGCGCACGCTGTCCAGGCTGTAGCTGGCTGGCGCGAACACCTGGTCGGCGCCGGCGACATCCACGTAACGCACCTCGCTCACCGCCAACACGCGAGGCATTGGCAGCTCGATCTCGTCCGCGAAGCCGTCGATCGTGACCCTGTACGTGGTTTCGATCAGGGTCCTTTGCAGCCGGTTCTCCGCCTCGAGGCGCGCCGCTGTGATCAGCGCTGTGATGTACGTGTCGTCGGCCGCATCGGTTACCCGCAGGTGCGCCTTCGCTTCGTCGAGCGTGACCGGCTCGATCGTCGCGTCGGTGATCTTCGTCAACATCAGTACCGCCCCCTGCGTGTTGATTCGCTGCGCGGACGAGACTGATAAGTTGATCTGCGGCCGGCCGTCCGCTTGCCGGAGTTCATTACATCGACTACCGCGCCCGGAACAGAGCGAAGCCGCGCCAAGTGCAGCGGCATCACCACACGCCTGCCGATCACGCCGGATCCACCTGAGTAATGGGCTGCGCGGCGCCGTCGAGCGTTAGCACTCCGGTCCATGCCACCGAGACATCGTCGCTGCGGTACACGAGAAGGCTGGTCCCGGTTGCGTTCACACGGTTGCGCAGCGCATACAGCGCCTCACGTACCTGTCGCCCGACGTTCGATCCGCCTTCAATGTTTCGCAGGAGCAACGCATCAGCCACCGCCTCGCTCCCGGCCGTCGTAAGCGTCACCGCGCCCGCTGCCTGCCTTGTGCTGATTGCTACGTCAAGGTTCGACGCGTTTAGTCCGGTGACGCTAGACACAGTCGGAATCACCGCGCCGGTATGCGTAACAGCAGCAAGCGTAACGCCAGATGCGGCGGTAATATTCGTGGTGCTGGCAACGGTTCCGGGGAACGTAGCTGCAAGGAAGCCTGTGGGTTGCGTATAAGTCGCCATCCGGCTTGATACAGCCACATCGAGGTTTGCTGCCGTCAGACCCACCACGCTGCCGACGCTGCCCGTGACACTGCCGACGCTGCCCGAAACGTTGCCCGTGATGTTGGCGGTCTGGTTGCCCAGGCCCGTGCCAGCGGTCAGGGCGTAGCCCGTCTTGCCGATGTTCCAGTTGCCTTTTCCGTTGAGTGCCCCGGCTGCGATACCCGCCGCCGTGAGCCAGTTTGCTGGAATGCTGGGTAGGTTGGTCAGATTCGTCGTCGTGGTGATCGTGCCAGCCGTGATGTTCGTGGTGTTGGCAATCGTGCCCGTCGGAAAGGTCGCTGCCAGGAATCCGGTCGGCTGCGTGTAGGCCGCCATCCGAGACGTCACAGCCGCATCCAGCCGGGTAATGCCGAAGTCGGTCGCGCTGGTCGGGTTGGCCTGCGTGAGCGTGCAGGAGATGCTGACCGGGATCGCGTTGGTCGCGGTGAAGAAGTATCCGATGTAATCGCCGTCCGTATCGGCTTGCGACAGGTTGAAGCGATACTGCCCACTTCCAAGATCTGTCGTCGTACCCGTGCAGGATGCCTGCGCCCCGTTGCCGATGCTGCGGACAGCGGTCACTGTGGCACCCGTGAGTGCCGCTCCGGTGGTTGCGTTTACCAGGCCGAAATAGATGTACTGAGAAGCGACGTTTCTACGCAGCATGGACGCCGCTCCCTATGAATTGGTTTGAGCCTGCGGCCCATGCGGCGAGGAAACCGCCTCCAGCGGCTGGCAGCGAATAAACAGAAATCTTTCTCGCTTCAAAATTCAGCCAGGGACGGTCCAGTAATGTCTGGATCTGCGCATCTTCCAGCCCGTAGTTGTAGACCGCGACTTTTGCAATACCCGTTTCTGGTGCGGTCGTTGAACTACCTTGCAAAAACGAAACATTCTGGTAGCTCGACAAATCCGCTTGTGACGAAGGCAGTGCGACCGAACTCGTCACAATCGCTTTTGTGTCCAGCCGCTTTACCCAATAACTGACTCCGGCGCTTGTTTTTCGGATAAAGCAATGCGACCAGACGTTAGCCGAAAGAGTCGGACCTCCTGGGGCATTGGTAAACCCGTCATGCCCAGACATCACCAAATACCCTTGCTCCCTTGTTAATCCTCGATACGGCGATCCAGTTCTAGGGTCGCGTCCTAGCAAGAAGGCAGGCGCAATGTCAAAAGTTCCTGACGAAACCCAATAGCCAATGGCTTCAAACGTGTAATCGGTCGTTGTCGATACGGGCAGTCTAGGTACGTTTTGGACGTACCAACCATCTAGGTTGTTAACCGCCCTGACGTAAGCCGCACGCAGAAAACTCACGTTGCGCCAAGTAATCCCGTCTCCCAGCGCGGTGCCTCTGGGCAAATCCGTGGCCCATGCAAAAACTTCGCCCGGCAACGCGTTGCGAATCGTGTGGGTCCGTGGCTGTGGTTGTCGCCCCGGATTGATGAAATCTTTTGCCATTACACGCTTTGGCGACGGATGCGGTGATACCCGAGCACATGATTGCCGCCCGTGCTGTTCAGGTTCACACCCGTGTCGTGCGTGACGAACAGGCCCCAGAATGGCGGCATGTCTCCGAACAGCGCAGCGATGGACGTCGGCGGGACGAAATAGTCGCGGTCACTGGTGTTGTCCGTCAGCGTCGACCACACGAGCCGCACCGCCGAGTTTTTCACGTTCGCGCTGGTCAGCGTCTCGTCGCTGTCGGTGCCGTCCAGAACGTCGGGGTACGTCGGCGTTCCAGAAGCGATGCTGATCGGCGCATACGCCCAGACCTCGATAGTTCGCGAGGCCGTAGGGCTGGTGCCCACCCGGATCTTCCCAGACACCAGATGGTCGAGGTCCAGATTCGTCCGGTTGTCCACTGCAGTCGATTCACGCCCCGCCAACAGGATGCCCGCAGCGGTCGACGCCAGCGAGGCCAGCGTGATCGTCAGCGCAACGGTATCGGCGCTGCTCTGCGGGTAGTTGGTTTGGATGATCGCCACGGTCAGGCCCCGGTGGCGAACACGTCGACAGCAGCGTCCACAGCCGTCTGCACATCCGCGTCATTCGCGCCGACGATCTGCGCCAGCGTGGCTGCACGGTTCTGCGCCAGCACCGCGGGCATGATGCGTTTGGCCGCCGTGTCCGGGTCGAGGAACGTCGCGCGCGCCCAGGCGCGACGGTTCGCGTTGTTGGGCGTTGCGCCCGACTCGGTGCGGATTTTCTCTGCCGCCACGATCACGGCCACGCGGATCCGACGGGACAGGTCCGAATTCTCCGCCGCCGTCAGCAGTTCGAAATACGTTGCCATGCTTTACCTCACCGTGAGTATTGAGCCCCGCCGCGCCTCAGTTCTGCACCCGAAGCGTTGTAAGGGCCACCGAACTCCCCTTACTCGCCCAGCGCTTCGATCGGCTGGTTTTGCGGCAGCGTGCGGGCGTAGGCGACCGCCTCGGGGTCTGCGTCGATCGTGCATCCATTGGCGTAGCTCTCGACCAGCTCGGCTGGTACGTCGACCACGTCGTTGACCTTGCCGAATTCGCAGTCGACCAGCACGCGCGCTGCGACAGTTCCGGGTGCTGCTTCCTTGCTTTTTCCCATGGTGCTCTCCTGTGTTCAGACGACCGGAGCCGCCGCGTGCAACCAGCGGCCCCGGCTTTCTGGGTTGAGACAGCCGGCGATTAGCTCGCCGAGTTCTGCAGCAGGCGGAACGGGTTGGTGCCCGCGTCGATGATTCGACCGTCGACCCGCTGGTAGCCCAGGAACGCCACTTGCAACGCATCGGCGAAACGCTCGTTCAGGCGCATGACCTGCACGCCCTGCACTTCGCGGACGTAGTAGCGCGAGAAGTCGCCGAACGCGATGGAACGCGCGCTGGCGGCCGGGACGGGCATGTCCTGGTTGATGACGACCGGGTAGCCCATCAGGGTATCCGGTGCACCGCCGACAGCATCCGCGCCGAGGATGTAGCCCGGCACGAACAGCGGACGGTTCTGCGAGTCGAGGATCAGGCGGACCTGACGCAGCGCGGTGTCCGACATCATCCAGCGCGCACCGTTGGCGCGGTACAGGGGCTCGACCGAGTGCTCCATGGTCACCAGGCTGGTGTAGTTGTAGCCCGCGACGTTGCCAGCACCCGTCGGCTGCGTGTGCCCGATGGTCGCGCCGACCGATGCGTTGGCGATACCCTGCGGCTGCGCGGTCGTGCCGGTGCCAATGGTGAAGTGCTGGTTCTCGATCCGGCCGAGGCGGTTTGCCAGCTGCATCGCGAGCCACGTGCCCATGTCGAAGGCCGTGTCCTGCAGCAGCTGGAACGACACCGGGACGATGCCCGAGCTGTACATGAACGCGCGCAGGATGACCTGGCCGAAGGTCACATCGGCAACCGCCGCCGCAGTGTTTTCCGTCAGGATCACGCCGACAGATGCGGTGTCGTTGTTCGTCGCCATCGGCATGTCGGCGCCGCTTTCGGTGCGGATGACGCTGGCGACCTGCCGCACGCCGCCGTAGGCACGCAGGGCGTTTTCGAGCACGGACAGGAACTCCTGCGGAACGGTGAAGCCACCGGCCGCGCCCGTGCCCACACCCGCACCCTGCACCGGACCGTACTTCGACCGCGCAACCGCACGCAGATCCTCGTCCGGGATGTCCATCCCGTATTTGCACCACGCCACGAATGCGGCCATGTCCTTCGATGCTTCGTCCTGCGCGCGCTGGTCGCTGATGCTCTGCTCGCCGGCACGCTTGTCGAGCGAGGTGCCGATGGCATCGCTGACCTTCAGCGCCTTCTCGATGCGCGCGATTTCGGCGTCGACGGCGTCGATGCCGGCCAGGGCGTTGTCGTAGTTCGCGGTGCAGTCCGCGGTCCACTTGTCGCCGGGGTGCTCGTCCACCAGTCGACGCAAGTCGGTACCGATCTGCGCGCGCTGGGCTCTCAGTTCCTGAAGCCGTTTGCTTTGAGTCATGGAAATCTCCGTAGAAACGCAAAAAGCCCGCGCGCGGCGGGCACCACTGCCGTTGCCGGCAGATTCGAGTCCGGTCAGACGCCCCGGGTGATGAGATGGGTCATGCGCGCCGCGCGCAGAGATTCCTGCAGCAGCTGCTGCGCCTTGCACGGCTCGACCTTCGGCGCGGCGGCGCGCGGCGGCTTGTCGTACGCCGACAGGTTCCAGAGGCTCGCGTCCGCCGTCGCGCCCTTCGTGACGCGGTCGGCCAGCCCCGCCGCCACCGCCTCGTCGGCCGAAAACCAGGTCTCGGCTTTCATGTACTCCGACCACATCTGCAGCTCGCCACCGGCGCGGTCGGCGTACTGGCTGGCGATCGATCCGTCGACCTTCTCCAGCATGGCCGCGATCTCGATCAGGTCCGAGGCATTGCCCAGCGCGATGGTCCACGCCTGGTGGATCATGACGAACCCTCCCGGCGCGATCTCGACTTCGTCGGCCGCGACCATGATCACGCTGGCAGCACTGGCCGCCAGGCCGTCGATGTGCGCGATCACGTTCGCCTTGCTTTCCCGGATCGCCTGGGCGATCGCCTGCGCGGCGAACACGTCGCCGCCGGGGCTGTTGATCCGCAGGTGAATCGCCTCGACATCGAGCGCGGCGATCTGCGGCACCAGCTGCTGCGCCGCGACCCCGCCCCAGTACTCGGCGGTCTGCTCGTCCGATACGATCGCGTCGTACAGGTAGATCGTCGCCGAGGAACTGTCGGCGGCGCGCACCACATCCACGCGCCGGCCAGCAGCGGCACGGTTGTCCTTAAGCAGCTGCAGGATTCGATGTTTCACGCGGCACCCCTTGATTCAGTTGGTCCCCGCCCTCGACCGGCGCAAGGTTCTCCATGCGGCGAACCTCGTTCACCGTCATCCAGCCGGGCTCGCCGGCACGCCCGAGTGCGACGCGATAGCTTTCGTTCCGGGTCTTGGTGTCACCGCGCTCGAGCCCGGACACGCTGAACTCGAGGAAGTTCGTCGTGCGCGTCGGCCAGAGCTTGCGGTTCAACTCCTGCTCGATCTTCACCAGGTGGCGCTGCAGGGTGAACTTCAGGAACCCGCGGCCCATGTTCTCGACACCGGATCCGAAGCTCGTGGTCTTGTCTGTATGGCCAACCATGAACGGAGGCACACCGTAGATCCTGCAGATGTCCTCGACCTGGAACTGGCGAGTCGCGATGAGTGCCGCATCTTCCGCGGTCATCGTGAGCTTCTCGACCTCGATGCCGCCGGTCAGCATCACCGTCTTGAACGCGTTGCGCGATCCCGAGTGGCGGCTCTCGAACGTCGCCCGGATCACGTCGAGCTGGTCTTTCGTGAGGTTCCCCGGGACCTTCAGCGCGAGGTTCGGACTCGCCCCGTTTCCGAAGAAGGCCTCGCTGTACTCGTCGGCCGCCATCGCGATCCGCATCGCCCGCGTGCCGGCGTAGCGCACCGGCGACATTCCGCGCTTTCCATCGAACCCCATGGCCGGTACGTGGATCATGTCGGCCGCCAGCACGCGCCGCGGGCCGATGCCGTCGTCGGTGGTGCGGACGTCGTACACGAGGTCGCCGTCGTCCAGGCGGCTGACCAGTACGTGGTCCGGGTTGATCGGCAGGAGACTCTCGACGCCCGCACTGCGGAAGGCCGGCCTCCGGATCTCCGCGAACATGTCCCCGTGCAGGAAGTAGGCCGCCGACATGAACTCCCAGAAAACCGCCGCCGACATCGTCGGATACGGCTCTTCGTTGAGCAGCCACCAGACATCGGACATCACCCGCGCGCGCTCGTCCCCGGTGCGCCGGTACTGGTGGATCGGCAGCGAGGAGATCGCGCCGGCCAGCAACGACACGCAGCCGTAGACGGCGCTGATCGACATGGCCGTGCGGGGACTGACCGACTGCCCGGACGGCCCGAGCATGGCGCCCAGCGCCTCGGCGAGTTCCTTCTGGGTGATGGGGCCGGTCCCGCTGTCGAGCCCCGAGTTCTGCACGGCACCGCGCCGGCGGGCGGCGTTCTGCTCGCGCAGGGCCGGCAGCGCGGCCGCGAGCACGGTCGCGTACTTCTGCTTCACCCGTGCCTCGTCGTACCAGGTCGCGCCGCTCACAGGACGATGATCCCGGGGGTGACGGCTTCTTCTTCGCGGTGCACGATCATTCGTCCGATCCCCATGACTGTGGCCACGATGCCGTCGACTCGACCTGTCGAGGTGCTCTTGTCGGGCTTCACGTTGCCGGCCGGGTCTACCCTGGCCGAGGCGTTGCTCGCCATCCAGCGAAGCACCGGGTTGTCGTTGTGCCGCAGCGCGCGGCTCACGATCAGCGTCTCGAGTTCCTTGCTGGGCGCGCTCATCGACGCGAACCCCTGCCCGAAGGCCACCACCGTGAAGCCGTCGCCGGCGAGCTGCGTCATGAGCTGCGCCGTGTTCCAGCGGTCGATCGCGAGCTCCCGGATCCGGTACCGCTGTCCCAGCTCGTTGATGTCCTTCCGGATCTGGTCCTGGTCGACCACGTTGCCCGGCGTTGCCTTGATGTAGCCGTCGCGCACCCACACGTCGTACGGCACGTGGTCGCGGTCGGCGCGAGCCTTGATGTTGTCCTGCGGCACCCAGAACCAGACCAGCACGCGCACCTGCTTGCCTGCGCGGAACACCAGGGAAAGCGCCGAGATGTCGGTCGTGCTCGACAGGTCGAGGCCTGCCCAGCATTCCGCGCCGTCCAGCGAGGCCATGTCGAACCGCTCCGCGCACTCGTCCCAGGCCTGCATCGGCAGCCAGCGCGTGGCCTGCTCGGTCCAGATGTTGAGCTCGAGCTGCTTGAAGGTGTTCTCGTAGCCGGGCACTTCCTGCGCCCGCTTGCACTCCTGCCGCATGTAGTCGAGCGACTTGCTGATTCCGAGGTTCGGGTTTGCTCGCGCCCAGACCTCCGGGTCCGTCCAGTCATCATCCCGCGAGGCGCCGTACAGCACCGGCAGGAACGTCTCGTCGTGGACGATGCCGTTTTCGACCTTCGTCGCGTAGTCGAAGAGCTCGTAGGCGATCGACTGGCGGTCGTACCCGGCCGTGGTGATGTTGAACTCGACCGGCTGCAGCCGCGCCGACATCGACGTATGCATCACGTCGTACAGCTCGCGCGACTTGTGCGCGTGCACCTCGTCGTTGATGACCCCGTGTGTGTTCAGGCCGTGCTTCGTTCCCGCGTCGGCCGACAGCACCTTGTAGCTCGCGCCGATCTGCGGCACGGTCAGCGATTGCTTGTACGCGAGCGATCGGCGACGCAGCTGCTCGGAGTGCGCCCGCATGCGCAGCGCGCAGTCGAACACCAGGCGCGCCTGATCCCGATCCGCCCCGGTCGAGTAGACCTGCGCGCCGGGCTCGTGATCGCTGAAAGTGAGCTTGAGCGCCACCCCCGCTGCAAGCGTCGATTTCCCGTTTTTCCGCGGGATCAGCACCATGGCGCTGCGGTACTTGCGCACCCACACGCGCGTGCCGTCCTGCAGTACCTTCAACCGCTGCCAGCCGAACAGCGGCCGGATGATCCGCTCGGCCTGCCACGGCTCGAGCTGGAACGGCCGGCCGGCGATCTGCCCTTCCGTGTGCACCAGGAACCGCGAGAAGAACTCGCACGCGAGATCCGCGGCGGTGCCGTTGAACCGGTACTCCTGTGTCGGATCGAACCACCCCGAGCCGTCCGGCTCGCCCTTGATGCGTGCGCGCAGCTGCTCGACCGACAGGCCGGCGGCAGCCGCGTGCGTCATTCCATCCACGGCCGGCAGCGTCGCCGTGCCACGGCCCTTGCTGCTCGTGGCCACGATCTAGTGTGTCGACCCCGGACCGAAAAACCGATCGTCCGAGTCCTGCGCCTGGGCGGGCATGTCAGGCCGCGGCGGGATGCCGGGCAGCTGCTGCTGGGTAGCCCCCGCGGACGCTGCCGCCACGCGCGTACGCGACGCCGGCGTGAGGCCGTACTCGATCGCGAACTTGCGCATCTCGACCATGGCTTCGCGAAGGATGCTCACAGCCGGATGCTTCTTCACCTGACCGCTCGATGTCTTGAACGTCATGCCCTCGGCCTGCACCTGCTGGCGCGCCGTGACGAAGCGCTCGTAGCTGTCGCAGTACGCCGCGAAGCACTGCTGGTCGATCGGACTCAGCAGCCCGAGCAGCTGCATGTGCGACTGGAGACGTATCCACTCGGACCGGGCAACGTCGCCCAGCCAGGCCGGCGGCTGCGCGAACCCGTCCGGCTTGGGTAACGTGGGCCGGCGCCGGCGACCCGGGTTTCCTTCGAGGGTGCGCTGCGCGTCGGTCTTCGGTCGACGACCTGCCATGACGACCTCCAGAAGAAAAACTTCCCCATTTCGCGAACGCGCGCGCGAGGGTAACTAGCCGGTCTATACCTTCGACGGCTCCAGACTTTTCGGCCCCCCCTCGGTCGCCGGCCCGACCAACCTCGCCCCTGCGCGCTCGATCCGCTGCTTCTCGACGTTGTGGCACGTCGTGCACAGCGCCTGGTGGTTCGAGGTGCGCCAGAACAGCTTCTGATCGCCCCGATGCGGCACGATGTGGTCGACCACGGTCGCTGCAGCCACGAAGTCTCGCGCTGCGCAGAACACGCACAGCGGATTCGCCCGCAGGTATTGCTCGCGGTACCGCTGCCACTTCGCCCCGTAGCCTCGCGCCGCTGCCGAGGGTCTAGCGCTATCGTCCAGCTGGCGACGTGCCTTCGTGTGCGCGTCACAACGCGCCCGGCCAGTGACCAGCTCGGGGCATCCTGCGTGTGCGCACGGCTTCAGCGGTGCGGTCGGCATTGAGGCGAGCGAGGCTTACGCACCGACGATCTTGCTGGTGAACCTGAGCGAAGATCGAAGGCGGCGCACCTAGTATTGGCTTTGCCTGTTGTGACAGTGCGCTCGCGACAACCGGAACTATACACGCGGCGCTCCTCGCGTCAATCCCTTGCCGCGCAGCGCGCGCATCGTCGGCCCGCGCAAGTTGCCAGTCACCTGGTCGCAATGACGTGCCGCGAACCGGAACACCTGCGTCCAGTCTCGCTCGAAGGTCTGGTGATCCATGCGCTCGCCGGGGCGCTCGATCGCATGGCGACGGGCGTGCTGGTTCGGATGCGCGTGCCCTGATCCACCGCATCCAGCACACACCGTCAGCGTGGCGTTCCTCGATTCAGCGCGCGGACGGATGCGCCGGCCATGCCTGACCTCCTGGCTGCCGCAGCCACCGCACATGCCACACCGATCGTTGATCCACTCGGAGATCACGCACCGAGCCACCGACCGGGTACGGAACGGCTCGGTGGCCAGCGCATGCAGCAGGCGCGTGTGCAGCCGAAGCGTCAACGCGAGCTCGAGGGCGCCCTCTGCCATCGACACGCAGTTCTGGTCATGCCCGTAGGCAGCACGCCATAGCGCGCGGGCCAGCTCGGCATCGACGCGCCTGGACACGGCCCGGTCATCGGCGACCGCCACGCTGCCACTGGACCGACGCAGCGCCATGCCGAACGCAGCCACGCGATCGATATCGCCCTCGCGCAGTTCGCTCATCGCCAGTGCAGACGTCTGCGACGCGATGCCGATCAGCTCCTCGGCTTCCTTCGGCTCGTTGCTCACACGGGCAGGTCTCCCATCGGATCGGGCTGCGGCGGGTTGTCCTGCTCGGGCGGCGTCCAGGCGTCGATGCCCGCCATGCCGATCCGGCCAGCAGCCAGATCCGCGGCGATCATCCGGCGGAAGCGCTGGTACTGCCCCTGAGCCAGCCGATACGCCCGTCGGTTCACCAGCTGCTGCAGAGACTCGGCCGCTTCGGCCTGGTCGCTGTGAGCCATGTTTTCGATCTTTCCCATTCCCCGGCCCTCTTCGTCACGGCGAGTTCAGTCGCACGGCGCTGCGCGGCGCTGCGCGGCGTGCGTGTGTGCGTGCATGTCTCTATTTCTCTCTCAGATAGCAAACATCAAAAACACAGACTGCAAGGCTCTGATCTGCATGGCTTTTCGGAAGAAGAGATAGCAAACAGAATAGAAAACAGGATCTCTAACATCCAAAACAGCCGAGGCCGCCCGCGCGGCGGCCTGTCGGGTCGCGAGAACCCGTCGTCTGTCCATGCTTCCAGCGGTGCGACGCGTCGCACCCGCAACCCGGACCCGCGGGCCCAGCTGGTGATCGAGGACCTTCCTCATTGCATTGACGCCCTGTCGGATTCGCCGAGCCATCGAGAGACGGCCTTCGTGAACTCGGCGCACGACATGCGCAACCACTCTTCGCGGGTCAACTGACCCTGATTGACCGCCTCCGGCGGCTCGCCCGGATAGAACACCACCCGCTGCCTGCCGTTGACCTCGAAGGCATCGACGCCACCCTCCCACGACATCACCCGAGGGATGCGCACGCCCGGGTTATGCACCAGGCCGTTCATGCTCTTGAGTTCCATCGAGAACCAGTTCGATGCTCGCGGAGCACGCTCTCCGTTGTGCCGGCACCAGTGCTGATACGCCTTGTAGATGTCCTCGCGCATGCAAGGACCGTAGGGCAGCGGCACGACGCCGACGTTCCATTCGCGCCAGAACCGCTCGACCGAGCTGCTCGACAGCTCGATCAGGTCCGTGCGCGCGTGCGTCTGCATCGGCTTCGTGTGGGCGTCGAAGTCCTCGAGGTCGAGGTCGAGCAGGTATTGGTACAGCGCCTGAGCGGTCGCCTCCTGCTTGCATGCATCGGCGATCGGCTTGTAGAACCCCTTGCCGTCGGAGTGCGGGTGCGGCGTCTTGATCACCATCTGGCGGCGATCGTTGCCGAACACCTTCAGCGGCACCAGGTTGTTCGAGAAGAACGTGAAGTTCGCGAGGTTGGCCTCGGTGCGCAGCGGCAGGCCTTTCTCGTTCACCTGGATCGTCTCCTCGGTCACAAGCGCCTTGAGCTGGCCTACGAGCTGGTTCGCCTCGGCCGGTGACACGACCTCGTTCGCGAGGATGAAGAGCTTCCTGGAAGCCCAACCGTTGAACTGGCTCTCCAGCTCGCGCTGGCCGATCTGGGTCGAATACTCGCCGTAGATCTTCGCCACGACAGACCAGAACAGGTTCTTCCCCGCGCCGTCGGGGCCATGCATCACCACCGCCGTGGCCATCTTCGTGCCGGGCTTCTGCAAGGGCAGCGCGATCCAGCGAAGGACCCAGTCGGTGATCGGCGTGTAGGAGGCTTCCTCTTCCCCGCAGATGTACTGCAGCAGCTGCAGCACCGGCTGCACGGCCACATCGTCCGCCTTCGGCTCCAGCGGCCACCCGCCGAAGAGATTCACGTGCGTGTCTTCGTCGACCGACTCGCTCGGATCGAACACCACCCGCTCGTCGATCACCACCCGCTTGTTCTCGGAGTTCTTCCAGGCGTTGAGGTACTTCACGCCGAACAGCGCCCCGATGTCGGGCAGCCGCACGACTCGCCGCGTCAGGCTGTCCCACGCAGTCTGCGTCGGATAGATCAGCGTGTATCGCTTGAAGAGCCGCGCAAGGCGGTCGGTGTCGAGATCGGGCGGCCCGCCGGGCACGTCGCCGTCGCCACGCGCGCGATCGGCCTTCGGCTTCGCGGTCGAGGCTTCGCCCTCCGGCGGTTCTGGCCGATCGGGTGGCTCGTCGCCTCCAGCAGTGCCGTCGTGGTCGCTGGTCTCGCGCGGCGCGGCGGCCACGTGCTCGAGGAAGGGCAGCAGCTGCGCCTTGACCGCGTCCATCGACTCGAAGACGTGCAGATCGTTCCAGTCCGTCCAGCGGCCCTCGTCGCGACGCGGATCGACGAACATGGGCGCCAGCAAGTACGTGTGCTCGACCGACTTCGTGACCGCATAGGCATCGTGCACGCCAGTGTTGCACCGGCACCAGTCGGGCCGCTCAGGTGCCAGCACCGGCATGGCGCGCTGCAGGCCGTCGGCCTGGTGGCGCTGGCAGACGGTGTACGCATCATCATCGGCCGCGACTACGATCGGGCTGTTGGGATAACGCTTGCGCAGCACGCGCGCCACAGCGAGCAGGTTCCCAGCGTTGAACGCCACGAAAACCGGCACCGAGTGGGCGGTAGCCATGCGCAGCGAGAGCGCGGTGGCCACGCCCTCGGCCAGCAGCAGCGTCTGCCCGTCACCGAACACCGTGCCCAGGCGGCACGCGGCGCCCTGCACCTCTCCGCCCTTGTTGAACTTCTTCATGCCATCGGGCGCGATCTTCTGCAGGCAGGACAGCCGAGCAGGATCCTCGGCGTACATCATCATCGGGACAAGCAGCGTGCCATCTGCGAAGAAGCGCAGCCCGCGTTCGGCCGCCACCTTCTTCCGCTCGAGGTACGGCGATGCTGCCTCTGCCACCCCGGACTGCCATTGCATCGCGGCCCGGTTCGCGGCCAGCTTGGCTCGCTCGCGCCGCTTCTCTTCCTCGCGGCGAGCGCGTTCCTCCTGCTCGCGCCGCATACGCTCGACCTCGGCCGGGTCGTACTTCGACCAGTCGGTTTCGATCTCGACCGACTCCCCGCCCCATCGCCAGTCGCCGTAGCGGCCGACAACGTGCCGATCGCCGTTGCGGGCGATGAACTCGTGCAGCACGTACCAGCATCGGCCCTTCGGTCCGAAGCGGACGATCTTGCCGGTGACCTTGAGCGGCGTCGGCGGATGCAACCCCGCCGCCGCCATCTGGCCGATGACCTGGTCGAGTTCCGCCATCAGTCGAGCATCCCGAGCATGATCCGGAATGACAGCGAGGCCCACAACGGATCAGCCTTCGCCAAGCGCTCGATCTCGGCACGCTCCTGGTCGTCGCATTCGTGCAGATCGGCGACGCGGCCGACGAGCTGTCGGAGGCTCGGCCGGCGCGGCAGATCAGCGACCGATATCGCCCTCATGGGAGGCGGGTTCAGGTCGAACACGTCGCGCGCGACGGACGATTCTGGAGCTTGCTTCCGGCCAGTCGCGGTGCGCACGAACGTTCAACCCTTGCCAGGGCGCGGCAGGCCCCACGCGCGGATCTCGCTGGCCAGAAACGACGGCTTGCATCCGACGCGAACCGGCTCGGCATTCCGAGGAGCGACCAAGCGCGCATGTAGACGAACCGATTCGGGCCGGTCCATGTAGGTGAGCTGCAGGAAGCCGTCCTGCGAGTAGTCGATGACGCGCGCGGGACGGCCCGACGGCGTGACGACCTCGATGCCGGTGCGGATCCAGCTGACCCGCCCCACCCCGAAGGACATGGAGCCACCCCTGCTAGAGTTCACGTCCCCACGTTCACTCATCACAGGAGGGCTCCATGAGACGGCTCAACCGAATCCCGAAGGCGGTTTTGACTGATGACGGTGCTGCAGCCATCCTTACCTTTGAGTTTCGCGATGTCGCGACCGGCAAGATAAAGCTCGAGAACATCGAAGTTGAGAGGCGTGTCATGCGAGACGTTCTCGGCGCGACGCTCGCAGCGGCCGCAGCATTCGGAAGCAAAGCACCAGAACCGCGACGGCTACCAGACACGACGCTGGAGCAATCCCTCCCAATGCCGTCGAGCGAGATCGCAGCAACGTTGTTGAAGGGCTCGGGACCGGCGATCCTGGTTCGAGTGGGCTGTCAAGATCTATCACTAAGATTCCCTGACTCCAGATCCTGCGAACTCCTCGGTATGCATCTTCTTGCTCTGGCGAAGGCGGCCAGATCTTGATCCACGCCGTCACGAGCCCACCTCGAAACGTCCTGACCAGGTCACAGGATCGGTGCTTCGCTGCTCATGCCCGCGAGAGACGACGACGACATCAGTCAGGTAACCAGGTCCCAGCTGTGCCTCGCGGCTGATCCTGTCCGGAAAGGGCACGCGACCGGCGGCCGGACAATCGGTCAACTTGAGACCTTCAACAGAACGCTTCCTCGCGCGGAAGAATGCGAGGAGCTCGTCGAGTTGCTCTTGCGTGTACTGGCTCATCACTCGTCGTCCCTGAAAATAAATCTCAGACGCGCCTCATGAAGCCGGCAACCAAACTGCGAAAGCCACTCGACCATCTTCCATCGAAGGTCGGAGCGCGCCAGCCAGCGCTCGAAGCCTGTCGTTCGGTCATCCATCGCTTACCTCGAATAGAAAGCCCGCGCGCCCAGGTTCAGCGCGCGGGGAAAGCCGGTCCGCTGGAGGAGGTAACGGACCGGGTCGGAAAGATCAGGTGTTTCCACGGTTCGCCGCCCGCTCCGCAGCCTTCAGCAGCGCACCGAGGTTCGCCGATGCCTTCTCGATCGCCTCAGCCAGGCGGTCGCGCTCGATCGCCGGATCGAGCGGCTTGCATTCGTAGCCAAGCTCACCGGCGAGCCACTGCATCGCGCCGTGGTAGCCCGCCAGCCGGGCCGATCGCAGCAGCCAGACGACCTGGTCGGGCGAGAACTTCTCCGCACGGTTCGGGCTGAGCATGTCCAGCAGCTTCCGGTGCGCGCTCTCGACGGGCATCTCCGGCCAGAGCTGACTGCCAACCACCTTTTCCCCGCCCAGCGCCCGTACTGCGTCGCTCAGGGCGTCGTTCATTGACTCGATGATCAGCCCGAACTGGGGATCGACGGCTGCTCTGAGACGTCGACCGTGGCACGAAGTGAAGCGCCTCCGGGCTCTCGGTCACGTCGAACATGACCGCCATCTGACCGCTTCCGAAGGCTTCCGAATTCTTCGGAACCGTTCGGAAACCCTTACCGGATGCGAGATTGGATGATGTGGTCATGTCAATTCAACGTTCACAGGAGGGCTCCATGGCCGATGGGCCGAGCTTCGCTGACGCCCTGTTCCGGGTTGAGCACGCCAAGTCGCACGTCCAGGAACTGGACGGGATGATCGCGGCCTATTGCAAGCGCAAGCTCTACACCGTCGTGAGAAAGCCAGATCCGCTCTATCGCACGCACTACCTCGACTACCTGCGCCGCGTCGAACCACTTCCACGTCGCATCGCCGCCATCGCCGGGGATGCCATCACCGGCCTGCGCGCCGCACTGGATAACGCGGGGTTCGAGATAGCGGTCGCGGTCGGCGCCAGAGGCAAGAAGGCGCATTTCCCCTTCGGCGACACACTCGAAGAGGTCAGGAGTCGGAAGTCGAATCTTTCCAAAGACATCCCGGTCGACATCTTTGAACGCATGGTGGCGTTTCAACCATACCGCGGTGGCAATACCACCCTCTGGACCCTGAACAAGCTTGCCAACATGCACAAGCACACCGTCCTCGTTGAGGCAGTCTTCGAGCCCTTCCAGCTCACCTATCGTTCCAACGGCACGGTGCTGACCAAGTCGATCGTCTGGGATCGCACGGCAGATGAAGTAGAGATCGCCTGGATAAGGCGTGACGACCCTCATCCGGAGTACCAGCTCGAGGTCGCCGCGGACATACGCTTTGTGCCGATCACTGAAGCGGGCGAGCTCGGCCCAGAAGCGCTTCGATTTCTCACCGACGCTTGCAGCGAAGTCGAGCGCGTCGTGCTGAGTCTCGAAGCGGAGTGGCACCGACTCGGGCTGAAGCGGTGATCGGGCAGGAACCGCTCGGAAAGCCTTACCGGATGCGAGATTGGATGATGCGGGCATGCTCTTTCCTTCAGACCGCTTCGGCCGCTACGTAATCGACAAGAGGCCTGCCCTTTGCGTGCGGCCATGCAGCATCGTCAACGCGATGCCAGTTCACGTCCGGCCGCAGCTCCTCGACAGAAACTTGTGCAGCAAGTTCTCTTTCGACGGCCGGACAGCGGTCCGCCGGAAGACGCCCGGACCGGACCCACTGATTTACGGCCTGAGGTGTTACCCCCAGCTTCATGGCCAAGTCGGCCTGTCCACCCGCCAGCCGGCACGCTTTTTCGATGGGAGTCTCTTCGCTCATGCCGCAATTAAAGCAACGCTTTACTCTTGATGTCAAGCGACGGTTGCTTTCCTCTTCGCGGGCGAGTGAACACACTTCGCCCATGATCGATGCTCAATTGCTCCGAACAAGGCTGGTGCACGCGATGGACACTGCGCTGCCTCGTGTCACATCGACAGCGATGGCCGAGGCGTGCAAAGTCTCTCCTCAGGCCGTGCATGGCTGGCGGAAGACCGGGCTTATAGACAAGAAGCATTTGGCGACGATCGCGCGGCTCACAAAGCAGCCAATCGACTACTTCGTAGGCGCAGGACCGTTCAACCTGGAATCTGCCGTTGGTTTGCAGCCCGATGAGCTGGAGGCCATCAGATGCCTGCGCGACGCAGCCCCCGAGTGGCGCGCGTACGTGCTAGCGCTGGCGTGCGTCGACAAGAGCGCCCAATCGGTGCTTCTGCAGACAATGAGGACCGCGGTGCCGGACACGAAGGTAGAAAAGGCGCTGGGCCAGACGCCCAGGGCGGCGGCACGCAAGCAAGAAGGTACTCGATAAGCTCCGGAAGTAAAGCTACGCTTGACATCATAAATAAAGCGATGCTTTAATTCCTCCCGCGCCTCATCCCGAGGCAACGGAGGAAGCGATGGCACCCGCCCCAACCGCACCGCTCTACCGCATCACCCCCCTGACGCCTGACCGGTCGCTTCGCTGGCAGGAAAGCGACCCGATCGATGTTCCCCGCGGACACGTCCCCGCGGTGTGTTCAGCGTTGCGCCGAGCCGGCATCAGACGCGTCCGGCTGCAGGTGGTCACCGACGAGCTCGAGCTGCTTGACCTGGTCGCCGACCAGAACCTCCCGTGGCTCATGCGGAGGCAGGCAGCGTGAACCCGGCCCCCTTGCTCGCGACATTCATTGTCCGCCGGCGGCGTGCCGGCTCCACGGCCACCGAGCGCCGGTATCCCGCTCGGGTGATCTCGATGGCAGGCGACCAAGTCGAGATCGCCTACCTGCAGGACGACGGCACGATCCGCAACACCGCCGCCAACGCCGACCAGGTGCAGGTGCATCAATGACCGCCCGCATCTACGCGCACCCGACCGCGACTGGCGACGACATTCACCGCCTGTATCGCGAGCACAGCCTGGTGGCCATCAGCAAGCCGACGAAGGCGCGACGCCGGCAGGCCTTCGTTGTGGAACTCACCCCGCTCGAGCGCCCGCTGTGGCTCGCTTCCTCGCAGCAGGTGGTGCGATGACCGAATACACGCAGGAGCAGGTCGACGCGATCAAGGCAACGGAGTCCGCGCTGTTGGATTTCTACAGCGCGCTATGGTCGACCTTCAGCGACGGTGCGTGGTCAGAGACTTGGCGCGTGGCTAGCGCTCTGGCCGGCCGCGACCTTGACGTGGTGACAATCGGCGAGCTGCAGCGCTTGGTGCTGCAGGAGACACGATGAACCTCCGCTCGCTACCCCGCCTCGCCGGGCTTGTAGCAGTGCTCGGTCTGCCCCGTTTCGCGGCATACGCGGTTGTAGGCCGACCGCTCCATGAATCGGAACATGGGTCCGCTGGGCATGTTCTGAACCGCATCGAGGCGCCGTTGGAAGCTCGCGTCGTCCAGATCCAGCCGCTCGCTCATCAGCTTTGCGAACGCATCTTCGGCAGCCTGAGCCTGGACTTCCTTTCCCTTGAAGTCGGCGGCACGACTCGACGTCGACACGAGCACTGCGGCCAGCGCCAACCACGGCACCCACGGCCCAGAAGCGCCAGCAATCGCCGCGAGCGCTGCGCTGCCGAGGACGATATCCACAACGTACGTGAGCACGTGGCACCAATGCCACAAATTGCGGTGCTGCGCGGTTACTACGACACCGTAGCGAGCCGCCCATTCGTCCTGATATCGGCTTTCGGGTTCAAGGGTGAGACGCATCGCATAGCTCCAGGTTTCGGCGGCTTCGGTGGAGGCTTTGGTGGCGTCCACCGACGGTCGTCCGGTTTCGGGGTTTCCATGGGCGCGGTCTCACGTGCTGGCAGGGTTGGTTGTCGCGACCGCCATGCTACTCGGAGCACTCGCGCCCGCCAACACTGCGGAGGGCGGTCATGAACCTCCGCCAGCGCCACACCCTGGCCACCGGCCTGCGGCGTCGCACCGACCGGCCCGCCGTGGATACGTATCCGACCGCAGCGACCTGGACGGTGGCGATCGCCGCGTGTGTCGCGTTCCTTTCGATCTGCGCCGCTCTGGACGCCCGGGACGCTGCGCTGGAGGGCCGCGAATGCGCCGCTCAGCAACGATGACCGTCGTGCAGCGTCCGCTCGATCTACCCGTGCCGGAGATCACCGAGGAGCAGCTGCGCGCCGCACATCGGCATCTGAAGATCCTGCGCCCGTTCGAGGAATACATGAACACGCTCTGGGGGCCGCCGCTCTTGCGCTGCCAGGCACGAGCCACGATGCGCCGAGCGGGCCAGCGCTGATGTTCCGCCCGGAAGACCTCCTGCAGATGACCAGCACCGCGGTTGCGCCGACTCCAGCGCGACGGATTGCCCGCCGCACGGCCGCCGGCGCCGAGGCGAACAAGAAGGCAGCGCGCGAGCGCTATCGCCGCATGAGCCCGGAGGACCGGGCTTCCTACAACCAGCGCATCACCGACCGCCGTCGGGACCGCGCACAAGAGCAAGGAACGGTATGAACGCCCCCGAACAGGTCGAGCAGCCCCCGCTGGTGCAGTACATCGCGCACAGCCAGATCCACCCGAGCCCCACCAATCCCCGGCAGGTGCTCGAACACCTGAACGAGCTGGCGGACAGCATTGCGCGGGTCGGCGTCCTTCAGCCGATCCTGGTGCGGCCCCACCCGACGCTCGTAGACCAGTACGAGATCCTCTCTGGCCACCGCCGGCACGCAGCGGCCGCGCTGGCGGCAGAGAATCTGCAGAAGCCGAAGCCCGCCCTGCCCTGCCGGATTGTCGAGCTCAGCGACGAGCAGGCCGCCGAGGTGGCCCTCGTCGAGAATCTGCAGCGCGACGACCTGTCGCCGCTGGAGGAGGCGCTCGGCTACGGACGCCTGGAGCGCGAGTTCGGGCACTCCAGAAGGCGGACACGAAGCTGAAGCCCTCCCAGGTGCGCGAGGTGCTCGACTACACCGGGCACGTGCGCCCGAGCTCTGGCCTGGTCGTGCTCAACCAGAAGCCCGAAGGCAGCACCAAGACGTGGAACCAGCTGGCGAAGTCCGCCGGCGTCGAGATCGAAACCATTGCGATCGTCGACAAGGAACGCGGAAAGGTTCTGGTCGCCGCACGAGGCGAACAGCTCAGGGAGGCGCTCGAGGCGAAGGGGCTGAAGGTCGAAGATAAACCGCAGGCCGCACTCAATCGCGAGGACACATTCGACGAGCAGCGCGATTCGTTCGACGCCGCGAACGAGGCGATCGCCGCGATCGCTATCTCGCAGCTGGTCGATGCACCGACCGTCTGGCGGACCGTTGCCTTCAAGGTGATCAGCGCACCAAAGGTCTACCAGATGAAGATCGCGCAGGCTGCCGGCATGCCGGAGCTGGTGGAGTACGCCGAAGGGTGGCAGCAAGGCGCGCGGCAGATGATTGACGCTGTCAGTGACCCCATGATGCTGCGCCGTCTGATCGCGGCCGCAGCACTCGTCGAAGACATGCGCTCCGAACTCGACGACGACTTGAGCGATGAGTATGCCGATGTCTGGGTGTTTCAGTCGCCCGACTTCGACCGCGCGTGCTCCGAGGTGCGCATCGACGCCCCGGCCGAGCGCGCGAGGATCCTCGCCGAAAGGGCCGCGCTGCAAGCCGCAGCTGAGGACGTGACGGAGCCGGAGCCCGCACCCGAGCAAGCCGCGCCTGCGAAGGCGAAGCGGGTGCGATCGAAGAAGCAGAAGGCCTCTGACCCCACTGATATCGGCTCCGCCGACGCCCAGGGCGAAGGAGTCGACGCATGAGCGTGAGCGAGGAAATCATCGAAGCCTTCAGGGCCGCCCGTCGACCTCTGACACTTGAGGAGGTACTCGACGAGACGGGCGTCGAAGACCGGCACAAGGTGCGCGGCCTGATCTACCACCTGGTCAACAAGGACCGGCTGCAGAAAGCCGAGATCGCGAGTGACGGCGCCAGTCGGTGGAAGCTGCCCGACGGATCGGCAGAGGCTCCGCCGGCGGATGTGCAGAAGACGGACATCGAGCGACAGGTGGTCGCCCATACCAGGGCCCAGAGAATGCGGGAGCTCCCGGATCGCACAGCACCGCCTCCGACCGTCGCCTCGATGATGGCTGCATCGCTGGGTCCGGATGCGCTGCCTCAGGTCTGCGTGAACTTCGGCACCGCGACGGTGGTGATCACCTGCGGCGATGACGTCGTGAAGATCGAGACGCTGGCAGCCGCGCAGCACCTGCACGCGCAGATGGAGCAGGCGATCGCCGCACTGGGAGCGCTTGATGGCCGATGAAGCTGACCAGGCGCAGTTCGTCGAGGCGCGAGATCTCGCGCTGGCACTGCGGCAGCGTCACACGACGCTGACCGCGACGGGCAAGTGCTACAGCTGCGACGAGCCTGTGCCCGACGGGAGGAAGTTCTGTAACAGGGACTGCCTGGACGATTTCGAGCGCGTCGAGGCGGCCCGCAAGCGTGGAGGGCGCGTCGGTGATTGACCTGTTGTTCTACGGCAGCGTGCTGCTGCTGGCGGTCGGGTGCTGGCTCAAGCTGGCCGAGTGGGCAAGCCGGGAGGTCGAGTGGTTCGATCCGGCGCACCGGCTCGAATCTATCCACGACGAGACGGTCGAGGGAAGGAAACGCAATGACTGGTGAGAAGGTCGAGACGGTCCACGTAAGCATGCCGTTGCACCTCACGCCGGAGATGATCAAGGCCGTGCGGGCACACCCGACGACCAAGGCCACAGACAAGGACGACGAGCACACCCGCATCGGCTGGCTGTTGTGCGCGTGGGATGTGCTGGTGGCCAACCGACCAATGGACACGACGAAATGAGCGGAACCAGAGAGCTCTGGGCCGAGCTGCTGCCGTTGCTGCAAGCCTTTGTGGCGGGCATGCCCATCCAGCGCAAGGACTTCTGTGGCCGGTGGGTAGACACCGATCAGATGCACTCACTGCTGCGCGGGGGCAGGTACCGACTGAAGCCGGACAAGAGTCGCATGGGGGTGTGGACGCGAAGCTTCGTCCTGACTCATCCCGGCGACGTCAACGGCGCGGTGGGCACTGGCACTCTGCGGTGGGAAGGCGCCGATACCGATACGCCAAAATGGCCGACCGTGCACGGCATGACGTTCACCAGCGATCCGCTGTTCACGCCCAACGAGGATCCGAAGCCATGAGCGAAGCCTGGAAGTGGAAGCCGCCCACAGTCATGTGCGACACGTGCCGCGCGAAGCCGGCGACACGGTGGTTCATGGACACCAGCGTCGCCGTTTGCGATCAGGCGGACTGCTACCAGCGCCAGACGGATCGCTGGGATCAGATGCTTGAAGACCAGGCCGAAGACCACAGGTGGCAATGACCCCGCGCGAACGCCCCATCATCTTCTCGGCCCCGATGGTTCGCGCGATCCTCGACGGCAGCAAGACGCAGACGCGGCGGATCGTGAAATGGCCGGCCTGGGCGCAGCCGCACCCGGAAGTCTTCGCCCGCGACCTGCGCGACGGGCAGGAGGTCTGGTACGTACCCGGTGGCGATCAGCCGTCGAAGGTGATGCGCCGCCCCTACGGCCAGCCCGGCGACCGGCTGTGGGTGCGCGAGACGCTGGATTTCGATGACGCTCGCGGGCACTTCTACAAGGCCACCGGGACGTACGTCGGGCCGCCGCTGGACTACGAGCGCGAGCCGTCCCCGCAGAACGGACTACCCTGCCGCGCAATCCCGTCGATCCACATGCCCCTCTGGGCCAGCCGCATCACGCTGGAGGTCACCGGCATCCGCGTCGAGCGGCTGCAGGACATCAGCGCCGCCGACATCGTGGCGGAAGGCGCGTGCCCGCCGGTCGGGACGCCCCGGGCGCACGGCGTTGTAACAGAGCAGTTCGCGCGCATCGAATGGCGCCGCCTCTGGGAGTCGATCAACGGCCCCGGATCGTGGGAGGCGAACCCGTGGGTGTGGGTGCTGGAGTTCAAGCGGTGCTGACCCTCACCCCCGAGGAACTGCTCGACCTCACCGGCTACCAGCGCGCCTGCGCACAGCGTCGCTGGCTGACCGCACGCGGGTTCGTCTTCGAGGTGCGCGCCAACGGCACGCCGGCCGTCCTGCGCGCGCACGTGGAGCGGCGCATGGGCGCGCTGGCATCGACGACCGAGACGGCAGCCGAGCCTGACTGGTCGGCGCTATAGTGACGCGCATGGGCCGCCCGCGGAAGACGAACACCGACCTGCCGCCCCGGATGCGCCTGCATCACGGGGCGTACTGGTACGTGGCCGGCAGCCCGCAGACCTGGACGCGACTCGGCAAGGATCGCGCGGCCGCGCTGCTTGAGTGGGCGCGCCTCGAGGGCGCCGCCGCTCCTGCAGCCGTGGCCACCGTGAGCGCGGCCATCACCCGCTACCGGCGCGACCTGCTGCCGAAGCTGGCCCGCAGGCTGGCGATCACCTCCAGCTGGTGCGCGACAGTCGCCTCGGCCGAGCGCAACTGGTGCGTGCGGATCCCGAGCATGAGGATCAGCGCGGCATAGCAGACGGCCGCGATTGCCAGCGCGGGGTGGCGGATCAGCCAAGCCATCATCCGACGGCTACCCTGCCCGTTCCGTCCAGCCGCAACACCTGCCGGCGGTTGCGATCGCCGAAGCTGATGTGCACCCAGCGAGCCCCGGAGGCGGAGCGCTCATCGATCAGCTGGTCGAACTTGATGCTCGACCGGGCGAGCGTGTCGGTGATCTGCGACGGACTGCCGAACTGCGGCGCCACGAAGTCGACGGCTTCGCCGAGCACGTGCTGCGAGTTCGACTGGCCACCGACAGCGGCATTCAGCCGCGGCGACCGGTAGCCACTAGACACGATCACCGGCACCGGGTGGCCGACGATCGAGGACAGCAGCGTGCGCACCTCCTCGAGGCCGGCCGTGGTGCGCCGGAGAGCGTCCATCACCTCCGGGGGCGGCACGTTCTCCAGGCCTCGCGCGATGGCGGTGGCCGAGTCCGTCAACTCGCGCAGCGTGAAGTTAGGCGAGAGATTCATGACGTGCCTTTCGACGGTCTACAAGATCGAGAGCGAGGTATGTGGCGAGCGCCCCGAGTTTCGGGAGGTCGCCCCACTCCTCGGGGAAGAACGGCGCCAGCGCAAGCCAGGCGGCGAAGGTGGCCAGCACCAGGTGCAGCAGGCGGATGCCGTGATGCGTGTCCAGCGTCATCGCGTTGATCGCCAGCAGCGACCGCCAGCCGATCGACAGGCCGAGCAGGATCTGCACGATCTCGATCATTCGCCACCCCCGAGGCGACGGTCGGCGATCTCAGGCAGCCGGCGGAAGGCCCAGGTCAGCGCCAGTTCGGCAAACATGCCGATGAAGAAGGCCAGCCCGAGGTGCAGCGCGGGCGGCAGATTGAGGTAGTGCGCGGTAATCGGCGTGCCCGCCGCCGCCGCCAGCGTGCAGACGACGATCGACACGAGCATGCGCGGCAGCGGAACACCGGGGAGGAACGATCGCGCCGCCATCGCCCCGGAGAGACCGAGCAGCAGCACCGGCAGCGGGACGCCGAGCCAGGCGAGTGATAGGCCCGACAGCCAGACGCCCGACATCCCAGACCCGGCGGCAATCGCCGCCGTGGTCGCGTGGTCGATCGTGTCCGGCGCGCTCATGCTTGATCCGGCGTAACGCGCACAACGTTCGTGCCGTCGCTGTAGATGATTGCGTGCCGCGCGGCGGCCACGATCACGCCAGCGCCGGTCGGCCCGATGAACTGCAGCCCGAAGCCACCGGTCGTGTTGTTCTGGACGATCCACTCCTGCTCGGCGAGCGGCAGCTGGATATTCCGCTGCACGGTGAGCGTGCCGGTGAAGCGCAGGATCCGGCAGCGCGCCTGCTCGGCCGTCAGCACCTGGTTGGCGTCTGTCATCGCGAGCTGCAGCCGCCCCGCTGGCTGGGTGGCTGGCGTGATCCGCCAGTCGGTGTAGCTGGTCACCGTCGAGGCTCCGGTGACGATCTGATAGAGCGGGATCCGGCCGGCCGTGAAAGCCGTGGTGTTTGCCGACACAACGCCGGCCCGGGTAGCCTCGACGAAGTTTGTGGTCGATGCGCTGAGCGCAACAGTGCCGTTCGCGATCGTCGTGAGCACGCCGTCGACCAGCATCTTGCCGCCATAGAATCCCCACGTGAGCGCGGAGCTGGTCGACGCGCGGCGGCCGAACAGCATCGCCGGCGAGGAGGCGTCGCCCAGTGCGCTGGCCTGCGCGGCAGCGCCCGAGGTGTTCGCAGTCACCAGGTCAAGGTTCGTCGCTGAATTTGCCATCAGATGCTCCCTTGCAAGACGTATCCGCGCCCGACCAGCGCGCTGTTCTGGAAAACCCGCACATACACGATGGACTGCAGCCCGCCGGCGTCGGTGGTCTGCTGGGCCGCGGTGTAGGTGGTGGTCTGGGCCGTCACACCGGCAATGGTTCGGCGCAGCACGGAAAACAGGCTGTTCCAGATCTCGACGTCGTAACTCTCGCTGGCCTCGCCCAGCGGCGGATCGTAGAAAGCCGGCAGGTTCACGCCCAGGCGCGATCGGCGGCGCCATGTGATCGTGAGGTCTCCGGCCGCGTTGCGGCCGCCGCCCAGCTCGACCGGGGCGAACGGCTCGAGGTTCACGCCGGTGTAGGTGAACGACTGCGGCGCGGTCTCTTGCACCGTGCGGCCGATCGAGACCGGGCGGAACAGGCGCGCCGCGTTCAGGTCAGCCGGGAAACGGCGAAGGGCTGCCGCGGTCAGCAGCACCACCCTCTCGCCGATCACGTGCGTGGTCATCGCCCGCTCGGTACCGCGGCGGCCCCGCAGCAGGCCGCTCAGCTGGTACTTGTTCGGGGCGTACAGCAGCGCGCCCTTGAACTGCAGGATCTCGGCTCCGATCATGATCGCGTTCGCGCCGTTGAGCACGGCGGTCTCGGTCGCGCTCGACAGGCTGCCTTCAATCATGTCGACGTTGACTAGGTTGGTTTCGTCGAACATGTGCGGGTTCGCGGCGGCCGGCATGGCGCTGATCGCGTAGCCGATCGCGGAGGCATTCACGATGGCGCCGTTCTCGTCGTAGGTCGCCCCGTCGTCGGCCGAGCGGTAGATCACCGCCCCGCGCCAGCCGTCGGTGAGACCGGCTGCGGCTCCGTAGAAGCCGAGCGAGTTGTCCTCGTCGCGCAGGAGCGGAATGTCCATCGGCGCGAAGAACGTCGCCGGCGGCCGGCGCACGTCATCCGAGGGCACCAGCGCCGAGCCGCCGGTGACGGACTGGGTGTAGACGCTGGCTTCTTCGGCCACCGCCTCGAACTCGATCACCCCGGATCGGCTTTCGGTCTTGCGCTGGATCCGCAGCGTGTGCGTCGTGCCGTTGCGCGCCACCGTGACCACGTCGGCCGGTTCCAGAGCTGCGTACTGCCTCGAGGTGCGGAACGTGTAGCGCTGGCGCTGCGTCCAGGCGTCGTACATCAGGGTCTCGGCGATCGCGCGAGCCCGGTCGGCCGACATGGCGATCGCCATCTCGACGGCGGTCTGCTGCCGGGACAGGGTCGTGATCCGCTGCGACTGCTGGGTGTTCTGCTGGTAGTCGGCATCCTTGTCGATGTAGACCACCGACACCACTGCCGGCAGCTCCGGCTCCTGCTGCCGGCTCATCGACAGATCGTCCGGCAGGCTGTCGCCGGCGCTGGCAGCCGCCAGGTCATCGGCCGGGATCGTCACCACCGACGCACCGCCGCGTTTCCTGAAGACGATTTTTCCATCCGACTCGATCGCGTCGAAGTTCGCGAGGCGCTGCAGCGGCTCGATCGCCGAGCGCACGCTCATCTGCTGCCCGACCGCATAGCCGTCGACCGCGTCCGTGAGCGCGGTCACATCGATGTCCCCAGCGCCGAGTCCGGCGCGCGTGCACAAGTCCGACACGATCGTCGACAGCGTGACCACTGAAGGCGACAGCACCCCGAAACGCCAGATTGCGGACAACGCGTCCGGATTGAGGCCGGTGTCGTCCGACACGAACACGGCCAGACCGTTCGTGACGACCATCGATCCGTACCCTTCATTGTTCGGCTGGTTGAACGCCGTCCAGTTGACGCCGTCATCGTCCGACGTTGCAGCCGCCGAGGTGAGGCTGGCGCCGCACGCCACGAACCTTTCCCCGTCGAACTCGACCCCTTTCCAGGTGCCTGTCGGCATGCTGTTGGTCGCCCACGAGGCGCCTGCATCGGTCGATCGCGCACCCTGGACGGCCCCGGTGCGGACGGCGACCAGTGCCGTCCCGCTGAATGCGAGCTTGGTCCAGGTCGCGCCGAAGCCGATGCTGGTGCCCAGACTCCAGTCGGTTCCGAAGAGCGAGATTGCGGTGGCACCGGTGGCCGCCAGCGCGACCCACTGCGATCCCACCCAGCAGACGTCCACCCAGGCGACGGCAGACGGCGCGGCGACGGACGTCCAGACCTTGCCGTCGTAGGAATAGCCGAAGCCGTTCTGTCCGACCGCGACCCAGATCGAGCCGTTGTACCGAACCCGGGCGCACTGGAGAGCGGGCGCGGTAATCTGCGTCCAGGAAAACCCGCCGTCTGCGCTCCAGTAGAAGTGGCCGCCCGCCGACACGACCCACAGCCCTCCGCCGTACGTGATGTCGAACCCGTTGTTTGCGGTCGGGCCGAGGGCGAGCAGCGGCGACCACGTCACGCCGCCATCCTCCGACCGGGTGATTCGGCACGGCGCGCCCACATCCAGCGCGATGATGGTGTCGCCATCAGTGGCTGCTGCCACGTAGCGCGTGATGCTGGCGGTGTACGGCATCGTGCCGTAGGCGACCTGGCTGCCGGTGGTCCCCGCAGCCACGATCTCCGCGGTGATGTTGGGCCTTCGGTTACCGTACGCCTCGAGCTGCAGGTCGCTGAACACCAGATAGGCGCGCCCGCGATAAGCCGGCACGTTGCCCACGCCCAGATACGCCTCCAGGGTCGGATCGGGAAGCTGGGTCTCGTTTCCGGGGTAAAAGGTCAGGCCGGGCGCGAGCTGGGCGCTGGCCGACGCGGTCAGCGTATCGGCCGATGCGCTGACGTTGTAGACCAGCTTGCCGTCCGCCCAGATCCTGCGCACGCCGGTGATGGGCCCCTCGCCCAGCATGATCGCCATCGAGACACGGTAACTATACGTGGTCTGGGTCTGCGACGGCCCGCCCTTCCCGACCTCGTTCGTCGTGACGGTCTCGATGAGGTCGGTCGACCAGATCACGTTCCCAGCGACGCGCGTGGTGCCGTACAGGATCGGGATCGCGACCCCGTACTGGCTCTGCTGCGCCCGGAGGTCGCCCACGCGCGGCCCGACCTGGTCGGGCAGCGAGCCGGGGAACAGCAACTGCCCGACGACGCTTCCGACGGTCCATCCGATCGCGGCATAGCCGGCCGGCGCGAGTGCGGCGCCGGCAGCAGCAAGGGCAAGGACAGCCATCAGGCGACTCCGGCGTAGCGGTAGACCTGCCGGGTGCGCGAACGCCAGGCGGCCGAGTAGCGGTGTTCGACGCAGGCACCGACGTGTGCATACGCATGCACGATGGTGTCCTCGCCGGTATAGATGCCGAGGTGTTGCTCCTGCGCCGGACCGACCAGGAACCCCATCAGCAGGATGCAGCCGGGCTCGATGTCATCGATCCGCAGCAGGTGCTCGTCGCAGATGCGCCGGAGCATGCCCTGGTGCGGGATGCGCCCGTACCCCTGCACGTCAACGTGCGCGATGTCGAGCTCGCGCGCCACGCCGATGATGAGGCCGGCGCAGTCCACGCCGACGCCGTGCAGCCGTGCCTGGTGCTGGTACGGCGTTCCGACCCAGCGCCGCGCCTCGGCCACCACTGCTGCGGCGGCGATCAACCCGGGCCCCGGAGGATGGCATCCTGCCCGGGCAGGTCAGCCTCGCCTCGGAAGTTCACGTGGTTCGCGAACTTCGAGATGCATGTGGCCTTGAGCTTGTTGCAGCCCGGGATCAGGCTGTAGGCGTCGCCGGCGACGATCGCATAGGGCATCGGCAGCGCGAGGGTCATCACGCCGCCGGCTGCGTGCGTCTTCACTTCCATCGAGTACCCCACGTTCGCGCCGCTGGTCCAGGTCAGCTTCCCGAAAGTGAACCAGCCAGCCGCCTCGCCGCGCGTGCTGTCGGTCCAGACGCGCCGGCTGGTGACACTGGTGACCGTGCCGGTCACGGTGATCGGACCCAGCACGACCTTGCAGCGGGT